GTAAGAGCAACCGAATGGAATGCTGATGCTACCAAGACTAAGTATATACAAGAGTCTGATGGTAAGCTAACTGTAAACAATCAGCAAAATCTCAATCCTTTAATGGAAAGAAATAAAAAACTTTATACATTAAATGATGGATATACAAAATCTAGAGAGATGAGAAGGGTTGCTAGTATACCACCTATTATTCTACAGATATGGACTAAAGAATATAATGGAACTAATAATTGGTGGGGATTACCTAAAGAAATTCAAAAAAAAATAATGAAAACTAAATTAAATAGTAGTGAGTTTAGATATTTTAGAACATCAGAAGGATCATTGTAATGGCATTATCAACATACGCAGAATTAAAAACAGGAATAGCTAATTGGTTAAACAGAACAGATTTAACAGATGAAATTTCTGATGATTTTATAAAACTTACAGAAGCAGATTTTAATGCAAAATTAAGAATCAGAGCTATGGAACAAATAGATTCCATAACAATAGATTCAGAAACAGAATCAGTACCAACAGGATTTATAGGTGTAAGATCATTTTACTTATTATTATCATCTAATAAATATCCTTTGGAGTACATTACACCACATAATATGTTTGAAATTAGAGGAGGTTCTAGAAGTGGTAGACCTAGGTCTTACACAATAGAAAGTGATGATGAAACAGAAACTTTCAGATTTGGTCCTTCCCCTGATACTAGCTATACTGGTTATCTATCATATTATAAAGCTATATCAGCTCTTAGTGCATCTAACACATCCAATTGGATGCTCGCAAATCATCCTGCAGTATATCTGTATGGATCTCTTTATCATGCAACTAACTTTTTAGGTGGAATAGATCAACAACAAGCACAGAATTGGTTAATGATGTATTCTACAGCTATGGAAAGATGCGAGAATAACGACAAACAAGATTCATATGGTGGAGCACCTGTAGTTCAAAGAACAGATGTTCAAACCGACTTATCATTTTATAGGAACAGATAATGGCAAGAATACCTTTAAGTAAAGCAAAAAAAATATTATATAAAACAAGAGGCGTTAAAAGCAAACATTTTCCTGAAGGTATGGAACGTGGATTTGCTATTGATGCTCATATGCAGGCTTTATCCTTACCAAAAGGAGCTTTTAGAAAAAAAGTTTTAAAAAAAACAAGATCTAAATTAACAAGTATAAATAGACAAGAAAAAAATCTATTTAAAAAATTAAATATTAAATTATAATTATGCAAGTACCTTTTGGAGAATGGCTACCTGATCAACCTGACCATGGGAAACAAGGAGCTAACGTAGCTACTAATGTTTATCATGCACATAATACTTATAAAAGATTTCCATCTTTAGTAAGTTATAGTACAAATGCTATTGCAACAGATTCTAGAGGAGCAGGTTCATTCAGAGATAATTCAAATACAGTTTATAACTTTGTATCTACAGAAGATACTATATACAAATTAACATCAGGAACATTTACTGATGTAGGTGCAGGAGGAACATTATTAACAAGCTCTTATGCTACTTGCACAATTACAGTTACTGATTATTCAAACATAGCAACTGATTCAACTCTTGTTCTAACAAAAAATGATGGAACAACAGTTACCTTTACTTGTCAAGGTGCTGGTACTGGAACACCTGCTACAAATAAATTTTTTCATAACGAATCTAACGATACCACAGCAGATAATATTTTTACTTGTATCAATGCTCATGCCGATTTTTCAGCAGCTAACCCAGCAGCTAATGTAGTAACTGTTACTAGAGCAGCAGTAGGTAGTGATAACCTTACTGTTACTTCTTCAGATACTACTAGAATGGCAGTTACAGATTTTACTGGTGGTACTCCATTAACTGGAGAAAGTACAGACTTTGGTACATTTACTCAATTTGGAGAATATGTAATTTTTAGTAATGGAGTAGATGCAGCTCAATATTATTTAATGGGAACATCAACTGGCTTTGCAAATCTTAGTACAATTGTTACTGCAGGTACAGCACCTATATTTAAAGTTTCAGGAGTTGTTAGAGATTTTTTAGTTACAGGTAATATAAGTGGTTCAACAAATAGAATTCAATGGTCAGGTATAAATGATATTTCTGCATGGACGGGTAAACAATCTGACTTACAAGATTTACCAGGTTCAGGTGGACAAGTTGTAGCCATAACCTCTGGAGAGGTTGGTTATGTATTTAGGCAGAATCAAATAATTCGTATGGATTATGTTGGTGGAACAGTTGTATTTAGGCTATCAGTTATATCTCCCAATAGAGGAGCTATATATGGAAGAACAGTTTGTCAGGATAATAGACAAATTTTCTTTTATGCTGATGACGGATTTTATCAAATAAATGGAGATCAAGTTCTTCCTATTGGTGTAGAAAAAGTTAATAGATTTTTTGATACAGATTTAAACAAAGCCTTTTCAGATAGAATTTGTGCAGCAGTAGATCCATTTAATCAGTTAGCTATGTGGTTATATCCTAGTGTAAATAATATAACTAATACAACAGGTATATGTGATAGAATAATTATTTATAATTATGCTACTAAGAAATGGTCATTAGGTAAAGTAGATGCAAGTACAATTTTTTCTCAGTTTGTAGGAGCTTATACAGTAGAATTAATGGATATTATATCTACAAATTTAGAAAATATTAATGCTTCATTAGATACAGATTTTTGGTCTGGTGGACAAATGTTATTAGGAGCAATAGATTCAGATTATAAAGCTGCAATCTTTGCAGGAACAGCTAATGAATGCGAAGTAGAAACTGCAGAATTAGAACCATTTCCTGGAATGAGATCTAATATAACAGGTGTTAGACCTATTGTAGATGCAACAGCAACATTAACTGTTAAAGCTAGAGAACGATTAGCAGATACAGAATCTGAAACAAGTTCAGTATCTATGAGAGATAGTGGAATAAATCCAGTAAGAAAGTCTGGAAGATATATAAGAGCAAATGTAAAAATTGCTTCAGGAACAGAATTTAATCATGCTCAAGGAATAGACCTTATAGCATCAAGAGCAGGAGTAAGATGAGTGATAAAATAGATATAAATAACGTTAGATATTCTATGGAAACACAAGAATACTTTCAAAGACAATTGGAAGCTAGTGTTAATGAATTAATAAATAAAAATAATACTGAAAGCGATAAGGCTTTTAGTTGGTTCATGAATTAAGGAGATTTATGGCAGGAACATATATAGGAAAATACGATACAACAGCAGCAAATAATACAGCTACTTCAACAGGTTCAGTATCTGTTGCAGAAGGTATGCTGCCATCTAATATTAATAATGCCTTTAGAGATTTAATGGCAGATATTAGGCAGTTTTATAATTCTGCTGAATGGATCGAATATGGAGATGGAGCTGGAACATATACACCAGCTTACGCATCTTCTACAAGTTTTACAATTGCAGGGGTTGATGTAACTTCAGCTTACCATGTTGGGCGTAGGGTTAAAGTTGTAGCCTCTACACCAGGAACAATTTATGGATCAATTACAGCTACATCATTTTCAACTAATACAACAGTAACAGTTGCTTGGGATTCAGGATCTCTTGCAAATGAATCTATAACTTCAGTACACATTGGAGCTATTAGTGCAACAAATACTTCATTACCTGAAACTACAGCTATAACTGGAGATTACACATTAGATGTATCAGGAGATATTATTTTAGATGCTGATGGAGATAATGTAACTATTAAAGCAGCAGGAACAACTACATTAGATATAGTTTCAAATGGTACTACAGATGTAACACTAGATGCTCCTGGCGATATTAAATTAGATGCCGATGGAGGAGATGTATTTTTTGTAGATGATGGTGTTACCTTTGGAAGTGCTACTAATACTTCAGGAAATTTAATACTTAAATCAGGCACAACAACTGCTTTAACATTTAGTGGAGCCAATGCTACAATTGCTGGAGATTTAACTATCTCTGGTGATGACTTAACAATGGCAACCAATACTTCTGGTGCAGCTTTAATTGGAGATGGTACAAATTTTAATCCAGTTGCTATATCTGGAGACTTAACAATAGGCACAGATGGTACAGCAGCTATTGGTTCAGGTGTTGTAGTTAATGCTGATGTAAGTTCTTCAGCAGCTATAGCATTTTCTAAAATGGAAGATCTTACTGCATCAAGAGCTTTATATTCAAATGGTAGTGGAGATGTAACTGTTAGTGATGTAACAAGTACAGAACTTGGTTATTTGGATGGGGTATCTAGTGCAATTCAAACTCAATTAGATGCTAAACAAGCAACTATTACAGGATCAGCTACAACAATTGATACAGAATCTTTAACTGCTAGTAGAGCTATTATATCTAATGCTTCTCAAAAGATTGCAGTATCAGATGTAACGAATACAGAATTAGGATATTTAGATGGTGTTACTTCAGCAGTACAAACTCAGATAGATGCTAAAGCAGCAACAACTTATGTTGATGATGCAGTTGCTGGACTTAGAACTAGAATTGTTTGCGAAGCTGCTACTACAGCTAATATTGATACTACTGCTGACCTTCAAAATGGAGATACAATTGATGGTGTAACTCTTGCTACAGGAGATGAAGTTTTAGTTAAAGATCAATCTACTGATAGTCAAAATGGAATTTATACAGTAGTTAGTTCAGGTTCTGCAAGTAGATCAACTGAATATGATGCTATAGCAGAAATATCAGGACAAATGGTTGTTATTAATCAAGGCTCAACTAATGACAATACAATTTGGCTTTGCACAACTAATAGTTCAGCTACACTAGGATCTGATTCAATTACATTTACAAAAATTACTCCAGCTAATATAGGAGATGTTACTTTAACTGGAACACAAACTTTAACAAACAAAACATTAACATCACCAATTATAGATGGTAATGGAGCTGTTTTTGAAGGAGCTACAGCAGATGGTTACGAAACAACAGTAATACCTGTTGATCCAACAGCAGACAGAACACAATATTTACTTAACCAAACAGGATATGTTCCTCTATTGGCAGCAGTAACAACTACAACAATTGCTGCAACACCAGCAGAGTTAAATATTATGGATGGTGGAACTTCTGCTACTGGCACAACTTTAGTTGATGCTGATAGATTAGTTGTAAATGATAATGGAACTATGGTACAAGTAGCTTTATCAGATGTTAAAACATATTTAAATAGTGCTGGATATGTTACAGACGATCCAACAGCACTTGCTATAGCTTTAGGTTAATTAATAATAAAAGGAGAAAACACAAATGGCGAATACATTTAAAGTAGTTACATTTGCAGCAGAACCAGCTTCGGCAGGCACAGCGTATACAATGTATACAACGCCTTCAAGTACAACTACAATTGTACTTGGTTTAGTTCTTGCAAATATACATACTACATCAGTTACAGCAGAAGTAGAACTTGATAGTAATACATCTGGTGGTGGCAGAGGTGCTACAAATGGAGTATCTTTCTTAGTGAAAGATGTTACAATCCCTTCAGGGAGTTCTTTAGAACTTTTATCTGGTGGAAAAGTTGTTTTAGAAACAACAGATATACTTAAAATAGATTGTTCGGTAGCTGATAAGTTATCAGGCACATTGTCTATAATGGAGATAACGTAAGATGGCTTATATTGGCAAATCGCCTACAGCAGCACCTTTAACAAGTTCTGATGTAGCAGATGGAATAATATCTACAGCTAAAATAGCAGATACAGCAATAACTAATGCTAAATTAAATGCAGATATAATTTCAGGAGATACAGCTTTAGGAGCTGAACCAGCAGACACAGATGAATTTTTAGTATCTGATGCTGGAGTTTTAAAGCGAATGGATTATTCGTATATCAAAGCTGGTGATTGTGCTTTAATATCAACAACAACTATGAGTGGATCGGCTACTTCTGTGAATATAACAAGTGGTATAGATGGTACTTATTCTATTTATAGATTGTGGTATATTAATTTAAGTGCTGCAGGTGCTGGTAATACTGTATTTATGAAAATTTCTAGTGATGGTGGTTCATCTTTTATTGGATCAGGCTACATTCATACAGGATTTAGAGTTAATTATACTGGAAGTGCAACATCAAGTTCACTTCAAGGTGCAAATGGTGCTGTTCAAATTGCAAACAATCTTCCAAATTATGGTGATGCTACGACAGAAGGTGCTTGTGGTTATGTTGAATTTTATACACCAAATGTAAGTAGGAAACCAGTTTTTACTGGTATGTCTGCTCAATTTGCAGATGATGGCGATGCTGATGCTTATTACTGGGGAGGTCATTATGGAACAGCTACAACTTTTGATGCAATACAACTTTCAGCATCTAATAATATGCATGGAATACTAAAACTATATGGATACAAATAAATGAAAAAATTAATAATATCAAAAGAACATCCTGAAGGAAAATTAGAAGATTTTACTGCAGAAGATATTGCTGCAAGAGAAAAAGACCTTGAAGAAATTAAAAAAATAAAGGATGCACAAGAAAAAGTAAAAACAGACAAAACATCAGGAAAAACTAAATTAAAAAATCTTGGTCTTACAGATGATGAAATCAAAGCATTAACAGGAGCATAATTTATGGCATATATAGGAAAAGAACCAATAGTAGGAAACTTTCAAAAGTGTGATGCAATTTCCGTTGTTAACGGACAAGCAGCATATACACTACAAGTAAGTTCTACAAATGTAATTCCAGAGTCGGTTAATCACATGATTGTATCGCTGAATGGAGTTATACAATCACCAACAACAGCATTCTCTGTGTCAGGGGCAACTCTGACGTTTGTTTCAAACCTGGCGACAGGCGATGTCATAGACTTTGTAATACTATTAGGTAATGTTTTAGATATAGGTACACCAAGTGATGCAACTGTAACAAGTGCAAAACTTTCAGGAAATCTAGTAACACCAGGAACTTTAGATGTTAATGGTCAAGAATTAATATTAGATGCTGATGCTGACACAAGTATTACAGCAGACACAGACGATCAAATAGATTTTAAAACAGGTGGAACTGATAGAGCAGTAATTGATAGCTCTGGTAATTTACTAGTTGGTAAAACTTCAAGTAATGCTGGAGTGGCTGGTTGTCAAATAGAAGCTGTTGGAACTGGTGCATTTACAAGAGCTAGTGTATTTCTTATTCTTGTAAACAGATTAACTGATGATGGTAGTTTAATTACTTTAAGACAAGCTGATACTGAAGAAGGTACTATATCAGTATCAGGTTCAACAGTATCTTATAATGCTTTTACAGGTTCTCATTGGTCAAGATTTACAGATAACTCTAAGCCAACTATTCTAAAAGGAACAGTTTTAGAAACTTTAGATGAAATGTGTGATTGGTATAATTTAGAGTTTAATGACAATGATGGTAATCCTAAAAAAATTCCTCATGTATTAACTGATAGCCAATCTAATGGAGATATAATCACTTACAATCATAAAGGAACAGATGTTCAAGCAACAATAGTTAAAGAGGCTGACATTAAGCACATGATGTCAAAAGTATCAGACACCTCTGAAGCTAAAAATGTTTATGGTGTATTTAGTGCTTGGGATAATGATGGTGAAGGTTATAATGATTTTTATATAGCATCAGTTGGAACATTTGTAGTTAGAATAAAAGCAGATGAAACTATTGCTAAAGGAGATTTACTTCAATCCAATGGAGATGGAACTGCTAAAGTACAATCAGATGACAATGTAAAATCTAGTAGTTTTGCAAAAATATTATCAACAACAAAAATTGAAACTTATGAAGATGGATCGTTTATTGTCCCATGTTCATTAATGAGTTAGGAGTATAATAAATGGCAATAACAAAAATAAATAGTAGATCAGGAGCAGATTTAAGTTTATTAACAACAAATACAATTACCTCAGCAACAGCTTCTAGTGCTTTTTCAAGCACATATATAACATCTACTTATGATATGTATGAGTTTCATATTGTATACGCAACACCAGCTAATGATGATGTAAATTTATATATGTATATATCTTCAGATAATGGTAGTGCTTATTTATCAGGTATAGATCAAATGTCATCTAGAAATAGATCAGGTGCATCAACATGGGATGATAATGAAGTAGCTGCAACAGATCAAGGTTATGTTTATATAGGTTCAGGTACTGGTAATGTTACTGGAGAAGCAACTTCTGGAGTTGTGCAAATGTGGAATGCTGCAAATTCAAGTATGCACACATATTTTACTTTTCAAACATCAGGTAAAGTTGAAGGTGATGATAATGTAAGAAATATAACTGGAGCAGCTTTATATGATGCTAATACTGCTCTAAATAATGTTAAATTTGCATTTAGTGCTGGAAATATTGCAGTTGCAAAAATTAAATTATATGGAGTAACTTAATGCCAAGATATAAAGTAGTAGACAATGTAAGAATTCAATTAACAGCAGAGGAAGAAACTGCAAGAGATGTAGAAGAAGCAGCTCATACAGCAAAACAAGCTAAAGAAGTTAAGATAGCACCAAAGACTTATGTGGCTAAAAGAAAAGCAGCTTATCCTCCAATAGGAGATCAGCTAGATTATCTTTGGCATTCTATTGATGAAAGTGCAGAATTAAAACAGAAATATTTTTCTTTTTATGAAGCAATAAAAGCTGTAAAAGCTAAGTACCCAAAATGATATGGCAAATAGTTACAAATTTAAAGGAGTAGCATTAGCAACTACAAATGAAACAGCATTACTAACTGCTGCTTCAGATGAAACTTTAATTATAAAGTCTATAAGAGCTACCAACAATACAAGTAACACACCTACTTTATCATTTGATGTTTCAGATAATTCAGCTAGTACTGAGTATACAATACTTAAAACACAAACTCTTGCTGCTAATACAGCAGTTGAAATTTTAACTGTACCTTTAGTTTTAGAAGCATCTGATGCTTTAAAAGCTACAGTTAGTAGTTCAGATTCAGTTCATTTTGGTATATCGTATATGTCAGTAACATGATTCAACTAATTAATATACCAAACAAAAGTGTTAATGATACCTGGGGATTAGTAAAAACAGATATCGCTAATGCTTTAAATAGATCCAATGGTTATGCTTTAGCAGACCATATTAAAAAATGGATCTTAGAAAATAAGATGCAACTTTGGATTCTTTGGGATCCAGAAGGCAATAAAGACTCCAAGTATTATGGAGTAGTAGTAACAGAAGTAATACAACGACCATTACAAAGATGTTTAAATATTAAAATAATGATAGGTAAACATCGTGAGAAATGGCAACATTTAATTAAACATATAGAAGATTTTGCATGGATTAACAATTGTGATTTACTTGAGTTAGTTGCAAGACCTGGGTGGAAAAAAGTTTTGAAACCCTATGGCTATACAGAAAGCCATGTACTATTAGAAAAAAAAAAGGAGAAAAAATAATATGTCATTTGGAGGAGGAGGAGGAGGAACAGAAAGTACAAGAGTTGAACCTTATGGACCAGCAGAACCAGCATTAAATCAGATATTATCTGAAGCTGGAACTATATATGGTCAAGGACCAACAGCAGCTGGCTATGTTCCCCCGTCAGCACAAACTTTACAGGGATTATCAGCACAAGAACAAATGGCGAATGCTGCTAATCAACAAATATTAAATACTATTCAGGGTCAGTATACTAATCCTTTCTTATCTCCTATGATAGGACAAGCTGCTACTGATATATATTCTAATGTTGCTGGACAGTTTAGTGGAGCTGGCAGAACACCAGGTAGTCCATTATCACAATCTACAGTTACAGATCAGGTTGCCCAAAAAGCATTACCTTACGCATTTCAACAATTAGAAAGAGAAAGAGGTAGACAACTTCAAACAGCAAGAGCTGTACCAAGTTTAACAGCTGTTGGAGGAGCATTAGAAGATATTCAAGCACAACAACAACTAGCACCACAAATGGCGTTACAACAATATTATAATACTGTTGGACCAATTGCTTCTGGTTTACCACAAAGACACGTTCAACAACCAGCTGCCAATCCTATAGGAATGGCTGCAGGAGGAGCTTTAACAGGAGCCTCTCTTGGTCAAGCATTAGGTCCTTCATTTATAATGGGTGGTTTAAGTGGAGCAGGATTGGGAGCTGCACTCGGTGGTGGTTTTGGATTATTAGGAGGGTTATTATAATGGAAAAATATATACACGAAGTTAAACACTATTGGAAAGATCATAAAAAAGTTATGATTGTTGTGGGTATTATTTTAGCTATTGCTATAATATTATAAGGAGAAATTATGTCAGGTGGAGGAGGATCATCTTCAGATGGAGGAAATGAACAAGCAGCTGCAAAAGCTGCTATGACTACCCAAGCTGCTTACACATCAAGTGCAAGTCCAGCAACAACTGCAAAAGTCGATACAAGTGGTAGAGATGAAAGTATTCAACAAGCTGCTTTACAAACTTATCATCAAAATTTAGAAGATTATGATGAACCTGACAAAGCTCATTGGATAGATACTCAAAAACAAATTAAAGCTCATACTAAAGGTGATCATTATGACGTTAAAAAAATGTCAGATGAGGAGTATAAACAATTTAATAAAGAGCTTAATGAATACTATGGTACAGAAGGTGTTAAATATGAACCATATGGTAGAGCAGGTCAAGGAACTGTAAATCTTTCATTTAAAGAGCATTGGGATAACGTAGGAATGCAACATCCTATGTCAAGAATAATGCCTTTTGGAAGATTTTTAGTAGCTGCAGGCAGAAATGTTGGAGAATATTTAAAAAGTGATTATGGTACTTATAAATATGGTGGACCAGGTACAGACAAAGGTGGATTACTAGGTCGTATAGGAACTGGTGATGGTGGAACATGGGCAGCTACAGAAGAAGATAGAGCTGTAATGAATAAGTTAGCACCTGATGCACCTTATATGGTATCAGGATTAGATCAACCTGATTCAGTTGCACAAAAATGGTTTGATAATACAAATTCAAATCAAAATGAATTCTTTTTTAAGAATCAATATAGTACAGCTAAAGCAAAACAATTATCAATATTAGGCAAACCTTCACCTTATCGTTGGTTAGCTGTAAATCAAAGTCCATTTTACGACTTTCTAAAAAAAAATAAATTAGATAGAGGGATATTGTGAGTGGACTATTAGGTAGTGAACTTATAGACTTTGATTTTATAAAAATGTTAGAAGGTTTTAAAACTATAGGTTATGTGCCTGATCTAGAAGGATCACAATCTGGAGTTACTATTGCTAGTGGTTTTGATTTAGGTCAAAAAAATTTAAATGATTTAAAAGGATTACCAGACCATATTATAGCTAAACTTAAACCATTTTTAGGTTTTAAATTAAAAGCAAAATATGCAAAAAATGATATTTCAAACCAAGTTGCTAAATTAGGTTTTAACTCTCTTGAAGATTATGCAGCTTCTTTAAAAATTACTGAAGACGAAGCAAGGGAAATTAATAATTTTGCTAAAACCACAGAAACTGAAAAACTTATAAAGAGATGGAATAAAGATAGTAAAATACCATTTAAAGATTTAACTAAACAACAAGCAACAGTAGTGGCTTCAGTAGCTTATCAACATGGTCTTGGAGCTACAACAGGATATAATTTTTGGAAACAAACTACTGGTGGTGATTGGGGAAGTGCATTTAAAAATTTACTAGATTGGGATGGCACTGGTAAAGCTAGTCGGTATCAACCACGTAGAGAGGAAGAAGTTAAGTATTTATTAAGAGATAATGTAACTAGAGGTTTAATAGCAGATGCATACAGAACTAACCTTAACTGGTAAAGAAAGAATAAAAAATAGGAAATAAATATGGGATTATTAGATAATACAGTAGTAGGTGATATTTGGAATAATTATTGGAGGAGAAAAAATGATAATATTAATTCTTCATCTACTCAATTTACCGATGAATGGAAAAAAAATAAATTAAAAAGAGGAGAATTTAGAAGTGATTTAGCTACTGCTGGTGGAATAAATAACGAAAGAGTAAATGCTTTAAAAAATGAATATAATAATAATCGAGCATTACGAGCTAAGTATAGAAGTGCAGAAGAATATGCAAATTTTGTTTTATCTCAACAATCTGGATCTAAAGGTAATCTTATTGATAGAACCCATGTAAAGCGTGGAAAGACAACTTTTAAATATCCTCCTTCACATATGGATCCAAATTATGTACCTAAAAACAAAATGGGTAAAGAATATCCTCATGCAACATCTGATGATATTGCAAAAGGAAATTATTATACATCAGCAGATGGAACAAAAATTGTAACACCTGGTACTTCAGCTCAAGCATTAGCTAAACAAGAGTTAAATCTATTAAATAAAGATGATAAAAAAATAAAAATTACTGATAATGATGGTGAATCTATTGCTAAAGCATCTGGCATGGATTGGAATGCAGTTAAAAAACATTGGAAAGATAAAGGTGGAATGGATGCACTTATGGCTAATCCTTCATTTACTTTAGGTTTAGCATTAATGCAATCATCAGCTAAAGGCAAAAGTATAAATGAAGATATATTAGATAATTTTGTTAAAGCTACTAACATTTCAGCAGAATATAAAGATAGAGTTAAAGCTAAAGGTGGAATATATGAAGCTACTGCAGATCAAATAGCTAGTATAAAAGCTACTTTATCAACTATGAAAACTTCTAAACCTGGTTTTTTTGAAAGATTGAAACCAGGAAACCAACCTGCTATGTATGAAGCAGCAGTTGAAAAGATTGCTATTGAAATGCAAAAAAGATTAGAACAATTGAGAATAGATTATCCAAATAAAAAATTTGATTTTAATGATGATTTTAGAAGAAAAGTTATAGAAGATCTTATAGAAAACAAACAAATTAAAGTTGTAGGTGGAAATCTTTGGTTTGATTCAACACTTGAAGCAGGAGATTTTTCTAAACTTAAACCTTTAGCAGAAGGAGGTCCAGTTCAAGCTGGTCAACCTTATCTTGTAGGAGAAGAAGGACCAGAGGTAATCATTCCACACTCTAGTGGTAATGTATTATCAAATGATGATTCACAAATTTATGCTATGTTATTAGCAGCAAACCCTCAATTACAAAAAGTATCTAAAACTAGAGCTGAGAGAATTCTTAGATCTAGATTCCCAGAATATTTCGAATAGGAAATTACATGACAATATCAAAAGCGTTACAGATATTTATATCTAAAGGTGGAAAGATTAAAAAACTTAAACCACAAAAATCACCTACTAAGTCTGTTAAATGGTTAGATCAAGAAGCAGATTTAAGAGCAAGAACAAAATTTGACAGCATTTTTGATTCTACCGAAGATAATGTTTATCAAGGTGTTCAAATTTTAGCTACAAAACACGCAGCTGCTCAAACTTTAGCATCTAGAACTGCAATAAAAAAATGGAATAGATCATTACCTAAATCTATTAAAAAACAAAGATCTACTATAGCTAGTTTTGCTAAAAGTTATAAAGGAAAAGTTAGTTTATCTGGAATTAAAAAAGCTAAAATAAAATCATTTGTTAAAACTTTAGATAGAAAAGATATGCAATTTGAAAAAATTAGATCTAAAACAGAACAATTATTTACAGGATCAAAAGGTCGAGATCCTCTTAAAACTTTTAGTAAAAAAGTAAAAACAAAATTTGTATCAAAAGAACAGAAAAAAAATTGGGGATTCTAGATGGCTAATGATCTTAATCTTAATGACCCAAGACTAAGAGATCCTATTGGACAAATACCTGATGGCTTACAAGATCCAGTACAAGATAAGACTCCAGGTTTCTTTCAGTCTATCAGGAATCCTCATGATCTTATGTTGGAAGAATCCTTACCAGCATCTCTTTATCAATGGATAACTGGAAACACTAAGAAGAAACAAGCACAAGAAGCATTAGAATTTATACGTAATAATCCTCATCTTGCAGGAACTAGAGTTTATCAAGAAGCTGAAAGAAAACTTCAAAGATTTGGTTACTTATTAGAAGAAGGACCAATGCACGTAGATCTGAAAGAAGTTGGGAATATGATTAAAAAGAATCCCAAACTTTTTGGTGCTGAACTTGTTAATATGTTAATGGCAGATCCTTGGCTTATGTTTATGCCTCTTGGTTGGGGTAGATTAGGTAGAGGAGTTGTTAATGCTATTAAAATGAAAGCTGGTAAAAGGCTTAAGTATGTTAGACTGGGAGCTAGAACAGCAGACGATTTTAAAGTAGGAGCATTAGCTACTCTTGGTACACCCTTTGTATTTTCTACAGTATGGCAAGGTTCAGAAGATAGAACATTAGATCCTAAAAGAACTACAGTAGAAACTACTATTGGAGCTACAGCAGGAGTTTTATTCTCAGTAGGCTTTGCAGGAATGGGAGAATTAGCTAGTAGACTTACTAGAGTACCTAGACAACAAGGTTTTGCATCTGTAAATAAAATATTAAAAAAATACGCAGATGACCCAGAACAACTTACAAAATTTAATGAGAATGGAATCTATAAAAGTGTAGATGAACTTATAGAAGAAATAAAAAATCAAGCTAAAGTAATAAGAACACCTGGTAAGACTGTAAAAATTTCAGATAAAGAACATCTAGCATATGAAGGAATTAAAGCAGAAATAACTTCAGCATTAAGAGATATAAATCAAAATGCTACAGATATGTCATGGGCAGCAGCTTTAAAAATACCTGCG